CTGGGTATGACCTTTCAGATATGAGTCTGGACTCTGGAGAGCCTGGAGCGGTTGATCAGACGGTTGGTGGTCAGATTGCTAACTTCCCCGCTCTTGGTGCTAGAGCAACTTGGGGATTCTCTATGAGTGCTGGGGAGATCCTGTCTGGAACTAGTATTCCTGACATGACATTCCAGATTGAGCAACAGCCTGTTGTCGCTCGTACTCGTAAGATGAGAGCCCTTTGGACTCTTGAGGCTTCTCAAGATCTTAAAGCGTATCACAACCTTGATCTTGAGCGTGAACTTACGGATCTTCTTAGTTCCGAGCTTCGTCTTGAGATTGATCGTGAACTTATTGAAGATATGCGAATGATTGCATATGATGTTAGTAGTAGTATAGGTCCGTGGAACCGAAGTAACCTTGATTGGGGTAACAGTAACAACTTTGCTGGTCAGACTACAGAACCTAATGATTCTAATTTTGGTAGTTTCCAAAATAACTTTACTTCTACTAGTAACCCCGCAGGAGGTCTCAGAAATGTGTTCCTGATGGACTGGGGTAGCTCTGCTCTGAACTTTGCTCCTCGACATGTTGGAGATGTGTATGCTAACTTGCTTGCCTTGATTAACATTGCTTCGCAAGACATTTATGTTTCCACGCAGCGTGGGGCTGGTAACTGGTTGCTTACCTCTCCAACGGTAGCTTCGTTACTGGAGTCTTCCGCTAAACTGCAAGGTGGTATTGATCGTGCTGACGCTCCTACCAACTTCAGTAAGAACGGTGTTGCTTATGTTGGTAAGTTTATGGGTCGATATGATCTGTATGTTGATCCTCTTTATCCTGAGGACGAGATCATGATGGGTTACAAAGGGCAGAGTCCTATGGACGCTGGTTATGTGTACGCTCCGTACATTCCTCTCCAAGGTCTGCCGAAGGTTGTTGACCCCGAGACTTTCCAGCCTCGTAAGGGTCTGATTACTCGGTACGGCAAGGCTGCTATAACGCCTGAGTCTAGATTCTATCGGATCATTAGATTCGTTGGTGCCAGTAATACCTTCGGTGACTGGACTAAGAGAGCTACTAACTTAGGTAATGGTAGGATTCCTCCCCCCTAAACCATAGTTAGATGACAAATACATAGAGCGAGGATGAAAAACTCCTCGCTCTATTTTTGTTTTAATGCTATATAAAGTAGGAGATTAATGTATAAGTATATCAGTACCTGTAGATTTAAAATGTTGGTGTATACAGACGATAGCATTTTAGAAGTACGCCCACAAGAGATTATAGAATCTCTTGTGGAGTTAGACTACCCATACTTAAAACTAATAGAGCCTAAAAAGAAAATCACGAAAAATAAAAAGCAGTATAAAACAAAAATTAAGGAGGTAGACAATGGCGACAATAGGTAAACCAATAATGAGTACCTGGGGTAACTCTGGTGCATTAGTTCCGATTTCTAATAATTTGGCAGAGAATAAGCCTAGAGGAGATATAGATCCTAGTAAATTAAATACTACCACGGATGGAGATGTTGTTGAATTTAATAGATTTGAAGAGACTATTAATAGTTTTGTACTAGCTAGAATGGGCCACCCTATTGTACGGGTAGAGCTTACACCTTACCAAATTAAAACTTGTATAGACGAATCTATAACTAAATTAGATTACCACTCCCCTAGTTGGGCTAGACAGTTTGCAGTATTTGATGCGTCTGCTGGGATTAATGTCTATGAATTACCTACTTGGATAATTAATAATCTTTATAATGTAGTCTACAAGAAGTCTCTACTTAGTATTCAGTCACAAGCAGGAACTTTAGAATTTGACTTTTTCATTAAATATTTCCAAGACAATTATCTTTTTAATAACTTTAGTATTGGGGATTATTATCTTCTCCAATCTACAATGGAGATGACACGAAAAGTTCTTGGGCAGGATGGTACATGGGATATAATTAACAATCAGTATCTTCAATTACTTCCTCCTCCTGCTGTTACCCCTGAAAGAGTTATCCTAGAGTACAGAGCTATAGATAGTAATACAATAGGTCCAGCGTACAGGAACTGGATACAGAAGTATGCATTAGCATGTGCTAAAGTACTTTTGGGGGAGATTCGAAGTAAGTATTCCGTTATTCCTGGACCTGCGGGAGGGGCACAATTAAATGGTGCAGCCTTAATACAAGAAGGTAACGCAGAAAAACAACTGCTTCAAGAGGAACTTCTCTCTGAGATTGAGCAGCCTCCTAGATTTAGTACTTACTAATGGCTTATAATAAAAACTTTAAAGTAACTACCCAAATGCCCCCTCTCCCAGAGATTTTAGGGGGCACGGAGCTTAGTTTATTTGATCAAACTAATAATGATATTAACCTATTTAATCTAATTGATGATGAGATTATAAGATTAGGAGGCTCTGAATTACTATACCATAAATTTAGAAGATCTGAAGATTTTGATGAGGTGTATAGAGAGTCTAGAGGAAAAGTTATTGATACTGCTCCTATAGTAGTACATGGTCACTACAATCCTACAGTTTTAGAGGAGTCTTTAACTGAGTTTGGAATAGAACTTACTAATGATCAGTTATTTATATTCAACAAATCATATATAGAACAAGTTTTACATAGAATTCCCATCCCTGGCGATGTGGTTGAGCCTAAATTCCAATCTCAGAGGTACGAAATCTTTGAGGTTCAGGAAGATAGCTTTGAAATATATGGGGTATACCATATGGCTTGTTCAGCTAGACTCCTGCGTGACTCTAAGGAAGTGGTGGACGAGGTACTACCAGATAGAGCTAATGATTTGGGTGGTTACTTAGATGTCTAATCCTAGGGAGTCTGTGTATACTGGGAAACAAATTGTAGATGTATTAAAAGATACTACTGAGTATGACGGTCTTACCACCTCTAGTGTTGGCAGATCTGCTAGAGTGAAATTTAGGTCTTATATTTTGGATGCTACTAAGAATTCTACATTGTCTCCTTTTGTATACAAAGATTTATTAAGAGCTTTAATTGTTGCTTTTGGGAATATACATTTTATTGATGGGGATAATAAACTAACCAGGGTCACTGCTGTACATGGGAATCCAGAACGAACCATAGCAAAACTATACCAAGAAGATAATATTATCCTTCCCTTGATTACTATATTACAGGACGGGGCAAAAGATGATGTCACTAAGCGGAGATATGATGATATTATAATACAGAGAACTGTATGGAATGATGATATTCAAAGAGCAGAGCGTGTAATAGGGGTCGCAGATGTTCCCGTTAAATTAGTATTTAATCTGAATGTATGGTGTAAATACATGGAGGATATAGATCAAATATCCCAAGCACTACGAATTAAATTTAACCCCAGTGTACTTCTCAAGACCCCTATAAGTAATGCTATAAAGGCTTTTTTACTTTCAGAAACTAATAAGAGCAGCACTGGGTCTGGGGACAGGGAGGATAGGGTACTCAGAAAATCCTTTGCCTTATCTGTGGAGGCGTATATACCTAGCCCCAAATTTAAGATAACCTCAACTGGTAGAATAGAAAAGATTGTATCTGATCTATGGATTTCCAAAAAATAAACATCACTATTGTAGGGTTTAGAGGTAAATATAGTAGGAGAATGTTATGAAAATAATTAAAAATGATTCGTACACTGGTAGAGAGATAATCCTTTCTACCCCCAAAGGACCCCAAGGTATTTGGATCACGCCCAGAGAGCAGGTTGTAGTTCCTGACTCAGCTTTAACTAATACTGTTAAAAATTTGGCTAAAAGACGAATTTTAAAGATTACTAACGCATAAGGAGATATAATATGGCTAATTTCGTAAGTCCTGGTGTTTATGTTATAGAGAAAGATTTAAGTGACTACCCAGTAGCCGTTAATCCCTCCGTTGTAGGTATTGTAGGTTTTGCCAACCAAGGACCTATTAATAAAGCTACTCTAATTACTAGCCAAGAAGGATTAGTTCAGAAATTTGGTAACCCTAGTGAATCTATTACTGGTCAGGCTCTAGAAGGATCTTTGGAAATATTAGAAGCTACTAATAGTATGTATTTTGTGAGGTGTAGTGACTCAGCTACTGCTGCTGACGCTTCTTCTACGGTTAAGATAGGATCTTGCCCAGCGTTTGATACATTGGCTAGTGGATACGGAGCCAGCGCAGACCTGTACCTGGATGTTCAAGTGAATGTTAATGGTGTAAATGTATTTGCCACGCCAAAACAATATAATATACCTGCCAATACTTCTATTGGGGCTGCATCTGCTCAAGGATATGCTATTAAGAGTGTTATAGGTGGGTCCTTAGATGGTGCCGCTGTTGGAGCATATTTTGATGATACTAATGTGTCTGCTGCCTGGGTGGTTGCTGGTTATGCTGGGTCTGGTGTTATCATTACTGCTTCTGCCTATGGTGCCTCTACCAGATTAGACGCTGATGGAGTGTCTGCTTTGTATGCTGTTGATATATCTGGTAACAATATAGGGGGTACAGGGGTTGTAAAGTCTGTGTCTTCTATATCTGTTCAAGGTGTTGATATAGAGTCTACAGGAACTGTTAGGAGTGCTGCTTATTCAGTTCAAAGTTTGTACCCAGGAATAGGGTATAATGAGGGGACAGCCCCAGATGGGACCACTAGTGGATTTTCAACTGAAGTACTTCGAACTGGTGGAATAAATACTAATGTTCAAATAAATAAGGACGGGGCTGCGGAAGAGTCTTTCAGAATGTCCTTGATAGCTTCAGGCGCATTCGCAGAGGACCAGCTTAATACTGGATCAACTGATCTTAAATCTCAGTTTGTTAAAGGGTACTTTGTTCAGGCATTAGCTGATGCTGGGGTTACCGCTATGGCTACCTTCCAATCTAGACTAAACACTGATTTCTTTGGAGCTTCTTTAGGTATAGACGGTAACAATGGTTCTGGAGTTTCCTTAGTGGACCCTAGATTCTGCAAGTTTAAAGAGGGGTCTTTTGGCTTAGGGTCTGGTGCTAATGGTACAGAAGGATCGACTGAGCTTATAGGAACTTCTGTTGATAAGACTGGAATTTATGCTCTGGATGATGACACTCTTAACATTTCTATGGGATGTGTCCCTGGGATAGCCACACAAACTGTCCAGAACACCTTAGTTACTTTGGCTGAGACTACCCAAAACTATCTGGCTGTGGTATCTCCTCCAGAAGGACTTACTGGAGTTCAACAAGCTATTGATTGGTCTAATGGTCAGTCAGATGAGCGAACTGCTGCTATATCTAGTAACTATGCAGCCATTTACTGGCCTTGGGTGAAAACTTTTGATGTAATCGCCCAGAAAGATAGGTATTACGATCCAGCCATCTTCGCCATTAGGCAGATGGCATATACAGACGAGGTAGGAGAGCCCTGGTTCGCCCCTGCTGGAGTTATACGGGGTCGCCTGACCAAACCTACCGAGGTTGAGGTAAGTGTCAACCAGGGCGATAGAGACTCCATGTATAGTGGTGGCAATGTTATTAACCCTATTGTAAACTTCCCACAGCAGGGCATTATGATTTTTGGTCAGCGTACTGCTCAAAGAAACCCCACTGCTCTGGATAGAGTTAATGTAAGAAGGCTCATGATCATTATTAGAAAACAATTACTGGCTTCTACTAGAAGGTTTGTTTTTGAGCCTAACGATGCGGCTACTTGGGAAAAGGTTGTTAATGTTGTCAACCCTCTCCTTGATGATATTCTAAGAAGACGGGGGTTAGTTGATTACAAAGTCGTGTGTGACGAAACCACTAATACCTCAGTCAGAGTGGATAGAAACGAACTATGGTGTAAGGTTCTTCTTAAACCAACCAAAGCGGCAGAAATTGTTGTATTTGAACTTAACCTCACTAATCAATCAGCAACATTATAAAGGAGTAAATTATGACTAGAACATCTTATTTCGCTAATAACCTTAACAGAGATCTTAATGATAATGATGGGTTGCCTGTTATTTCTCAGGATTTAGAGTCTGTCAGGGCATATCAATGGGAAATTACATTTTTCCCTCCTGCTGAAGTGGAAGTTCCTTTAGGATTTTCCAAGCCCCTAACTTTAGCTGCTAAAAAAGTTGGTGGTTTGTCAGTAAAGGTTGAAGATATTACTGTGAATAGAGTTAATGATGTTACTTACTATCCTGGCAGACCATCTATGGGTGAATTGGAAGTTACTTTTGATAACCTCCTGCGAACCAAGGCTGGTTGGCAGCTTTATAAGTACTTCCAAACTGTTTATGATCCCATGACAGGAGAATTCAGTAGTACTTTCTTAGATAATCCTGGTCAATACAAGACTACTGCTGAAATCTTAGAGTTAGATGGTCAGATGGAACCAGTTTCTCTAGTTAAGCTTGTGGGTTGTTATCCTAAAGAATTTACTAAAGCAGAGAAGAATTATGGCACTAATGATTTTGATACTGTAACCGTTAAGTTCCGTTATGATTTCTTAGTTACATTTGGAGATACCAGAGCATAATTAATAACTATAATAAATAAGCCAAGAGCCCAACTCATCCTCTGTCTTTGGTTGGGTTGGGCTTTTCTAATATCATGAACTTTTTCGAAGACCTTCTCACTAGTTATAATCTTCTTAGGAAGAGGAAACTTCATATACAAATTAATGAGGGGAAGGATGAAAGTAAGGGGTTAACCTGGGCCAATCTACTTAAGATGGATATGACTCCAGGCTCCCAGGCTCAAAAAGCTTTTGAAGAAGTTACTACCATTCTGGAGACTTTATTTACTGGTAGTAAGCCAGGGTCGATGGGCGATAAAGTAGGAGCAGTTAATTTGCCTGGAGCTTATACAGATCTAGTAGATGCGTTACAGATCACCCAACCTACAGTAGAAGAAAATGATACCACTGCTAATGGTAATGGAAAATCTAAAGAGGGGGGAGAGTCTAAGCCTGTCAATACTGAATCTTGTGGGGGTCCAGTGTATGCCTTTAAGCTTTCCCGAAATGCAATTATTCAGGGAGGAAAGCCTAAGTCAGGGAAGACCCCATGCTCTACAACTGGTACTTTTAAACAGGACTTTACAAACGCAGTTCTTAGGATTGTATGGAAGGGTAAAGCTGCTGAAGGTTTAGAGGCTGAAGGTATAGGTGCTAATGAAACTCCTGAACAACAGGAATTCACTGACAGCACTGTTGGATCTGAATTAATTAATATTTATTCTTCCGAAGACTATAAAGATGATGACACTACTCTAAAATCTTTACTAGCAATCCATACTTTAATGTCTAGGAATGCAGAGTTATGGGGAGACTTTGGAGACATTAAAGACGATCACTCTTTGTTCGCAGTAGTTGCTAAAACTATTAGACGAGGTGAATCTGAAGGAATTAAGTTGGGAACTTTAGGGAATTTATCTTTAGAGTCTTCTATAGCTACCAAAGATGAGGTGGGTGGGGCTGTTAGCAACTTACTAGATCTCATTCCTAAACTGACCTCTCCCATTAGTGATGAAGATGGTAACCCTAAGTACGATAATCTAAAAATTCTTCAGAACAATCTCACTCTAGTTAAAGATGAAAAAGGAAAAACTCTGCTATTTATTAAAACAGGATTTAATGATTTGGGTATCCAATTAGACGGGGGATTACATAAAGATCTTATTGAAGTTGTAACTAAGCATAACCAATTAGTTGAAAAATTATCTGATGATGCTGCCAACGAACTTATTATACCTACTTCTGATAGAGAATTCATACGAGATAGATCAACTGAGGGTGACCTAAGTACAAAATATATAACTAATGTTTCTGAGCAGGTAGATACTATCCTTTTGTTAATGCATTTAGGAAGACATAAAGAAGCGATGGGGGTATTTAAAGACCTGGATAAAAAGTATGGGGATAACATTGCTAGGTGTTTGCATATATCGGAGGCTGTTACTACTGGAAAGTTCGCTGGGACACAGGATGCAGAAGCTTGGTTGGCAGCTAATCAAACTGTCACCGCTACTTCCCCTAATTTTGTAGGATTTTTGAGACAAGTATCTGTTCTAAGACAAAAGACTATAGATGAGTCAGGAGCTATAGGATGTTTTAGGTGTGGGGATGTGGTGGATGCAGGAAAAGAAGGTTTCAAGTCTGATCAAGTTTTAATATTTCCTAGCACAGCAAAGGGAAAAAAAGATGCTGATAAGTATTTCAAAGGAGCTTCTAAATCAGTTTCCCTAGGTGAGTTATCAGATCTTCTTAATATTTCTGTAGATAAGATGAAAAAACAATGGGGTTTAGACCCTTCTTACGATGATAATACTCAAGTTAATGCTGCTTGGGAATCACTTAAGTACTACACTAGTGCTGGGGTAACTTTAGGTAGTGTTCGTTCTTTATCTAATACTGTAAAGGAAACTATTAAACAGTTAACTGGTAAGGGAGGGGGAGTAAATCAGGATTGGTTAACTTCATTAAGGGAGGCTGTAAGAATTCCTTTAAAGAAAGGTGGTGATAGGGCACTTAGTAAGGTAGAAGTAGGAGGGGTTAGAGATGTACTTACAGAGATCTCAGAGGGCTTGGATAAAATAGAGTTACTTACTAACCCAGATCTTAAGTCACCAACTTTAGATGGAGATCAAATAAGATCAGAACTTATAGCTGCGGTTGGACCTATGGGACCACAACGACCAACGGATGTTCGTGTACCATCAGATGATATTGTGAATGACTGGACAGAGAACACTAGACATCAACAAGTATATGATCTTAATAAAAAATATATATTATCTAAATTGAGGCAGGGGATGGAACTAGGTGAGGAAAGTCACAGACACACACTAGCTTATTTAATGGCTAGAGGTACTATAGACAGAGATGATGCACTAGACTTAATGGTTAACCCTGGTAAAGCTGGTGAAGAAGGGGCTGTAGAAAGTACAAAGCGTAATGTGACTGTTAAAAAAGAGATGAGAAGATTTATGGGAGCCCCTACTACCCAAGCTGCTCTAGAGGAATGTGAGTTTAAAGAAAATGGATTCTCTATAGGTGGTTTATCTTACAAGCAAGCAACCTCTGCGGCAATAGGTAAGAAGAAGCATAAGGGAGAAGTACAAGCTGGTGGAGAGGTATCTTTAACTAGTAGAAAAGGTAGTAGAGAAGACTCAAGCACTCAATACTCTTCTAAAGAACTTATGAACAAGCTCTTAGAAGTTCAAGAGTTAATGTTTAGTCACTTAATTAAAGAATAAAGACCTATCTATACTTAAAAGATCTTTAAATGATGTTAAGGCATAGTCCTTTAATATGTATATTATTCTTTTGTTGTTAAGCTTTAGTTGATTACATATATGGCTATCCTGCTTAATTAAAACTATAATATCACGACGATCCTGAGCCATCAACACAATTCCTGATTTATTTGCTTCTTCAGCATCTTTTTCTGTCTGTTTAATGAAATCATAGATTTTAGATTTTGGATTGAGTAGTGAGTACAGGTCCAGATCGTTGTAACCCTTCTTACATTCGATGGTATAGATGAAATCCTTAGGAGTTATCAAATCTCCATGTATTTTTAGGTGATCTGGTAGCTTATGGGTGGTAGCAAATGCACCCGACCCAGGTGTTCGTTGGAAGTCGGTGGTCTCAAAGTGTTCATTAAGAAGCTTCGCTACCTTCCTTTCAAATGCTGACCCTTTCGCCTTACTATTCTTACGCTTGGGCTTTTTACGGAGGTTATCCAAATCATATAAATCTTTCATATATTATTTCCTACTGTACTATTATAGATTATGTCAGATACAGAATCTACTAAAGAAGTAATGAGTCCCAAGGACTGGGATGTTAAAATACAGCACAGGAATAGGAATCGTATGAAAATTACATTTAAATTGAGTCAGGATGAAGCAGCAGCATTCAATAGCTTCAAAGATGCTACTTGCCCAGATAACATAGGGGAGGAAAATTTTGTGAAATCTATTTTCTTTTTAGGGTTAACAACATTGGAACAAAATGTTACTCAGAAGATGGCAGAGTCTATGGAAGTAGAGGATGGAGAAGTATCTTTTAATGTGCCTGAAGAAGATCCCTCAACTGATGACGCAGAAAAAAATGAATAAGCCTTTTCTAAAAAAGATAATAAAAGAGAACGAGCTTAATAAACTTATTAAAGAACAGAAGCAGTATGGATCTAAAGAATTTATTCTCTTTACCTCCTTGTGGGATACAGTTTCTGATAATGTATTAGAGGCTATTAAAAATAAACCACCTAGAGTTTCGCTGTCTGTCATCAATTCCTTCGACACTCCACATAGTTTTGTGATTTGGGGCGTGAAAAAGACTCCGTGCTTGGTAGTATTAGAAGGGCGCGGAAGAGAAAAGAGACTCACCGTGACTGACCATGTAACCGACATTTATAAACGACTACGCTTGGAGAAGTAATGCCGCAAGAGCATACGAAGAAAGCTTCCGACAGAACCTACTCAGATATAGGATCTATGGTTGGGAAGCTTGTTGAGGATAAGCAGAAAGCTTATGGGGATTCCTTTGGTAGAAGTGGGAGGTGTTTATTGGAAATGTTTCCCAATGGCATCCAGGTAGATCAGTACGATGATCTCCTTACTATTGCCAGGATACTAGATAAACTTTTTCGTATAGCTAATGACCCAGACGCATTCGAAGAGAACCCTTACCAGGATATAGTTGGGTACGCCTTGTTAGCTATGAGGAGATATGGCTAACTAGATTTATCTCGCAATAAAGATTCGTATGCCTCTAATTTTGCTAAATATTTTTTATTCTTTGTATAGATAAGCCTAAGATTATTCATTATAATTGTAGTGAAGTAATTGAAAGCTTTCCCATTCTCTGGTTTGAACTTACCTATGGTCTTTAGAATAAGTAAAAAGCATTCTTGTTTAGCATCATCCAAATCTACATCGAACCCATAGGAGTTAATGATATTCTGAATTAGCAGATCAAATAAAGAAAATAGCTCTTCCTGATGTTTTGTAGATTCGTTCTGGTATAATAAGATCAGTTCCTCAAACCTATCGTTGTCGATGTAATGTTTCGTCATGAATCTTAATAATTTATATGCTGAGAGCGGAGTGGGTATCAACCCATTATGTGAGGGCTGCTCCATTCTTAAGATCAACAAATCTGAACATTGTATTGTTGATTATGAGGATGTTAAGCCTGTCGATGTATTGTTTGTTACTGAGTCTTATACCTGTAAAAATAATGGGACGTGTATTCCTCTACCTAAACAAGCAAAAGACCTCATCGAAGATATTATAGTCCCACTTAAAGTTTCTTATGCATTCTCTCCCTCTGTAAAGTGTCCTAGTGTTAAGGATGCTGATATGACCCCATCAGATAGGGAGATTTGTAGAGCCCACTTGTCCCACACTATAGATAGCTATAAGCCTAAGTTAGTGTTCGTTTGTGGTAATTTAGCTATGAAGATGCTGATTAAAAAGTCTGGGATTAATGGTAAGAGAGGCTCCTTGTATATGTACGAGGATTATAATGTGGTTCCTTTGTATCACCCGTACTCTGTTGTAGTAGAGCCCAAGAATAAGTTCCTCATTGAAAAGGATATTAAGAACTCTGTTGACAAGTATGTGTTTGGGAATACAACCAAGGCAGACTTTGATTACACTCTCCT